GATCTCGACCAGAGGGTACATTTGGTGCAGACTCAGATGAAAACTTTTTCGTCGATCTTCCATTTTACTTTTACAACCACTCCGAGCTCGCCATACCCCTGTGCGCCATCACGAAACAAGAAGTCGAAGTCGAAATAACTCTTCGAAAGGCACAGGATATCATGGTGACGCTGGATGGTGGTCGTGTGACGTCACCACCGGAGATTCATATCAAGGAGTTTAAACTCTGTACAGAAGTCGTGTTTCTCGATACGGCGGAACGAAAGAAGATGCAAAAGATGAAGAAAGATTACATCATCACACAACTTCAAGAGAATGTTTTCGATGTCGGTGAGAATGTCAACGAAGGAAAGTTTCATCTCGATTTTAGAAATCCAGTCAAGGAACTCTATTTTGTGATCCAAAGACACGGTGACTCTGTGACCCCATTCGATTACGACAACACGGAACTCACCATAGATAACAAACGTATTTTGTACGAAAACCTCGATTACCTGACCCTCACGTTCGATGGGGAAGATATCATCACCCAAGAGACTGGTACAGTCTTGTTTCTCAAAGCGGTCCAGGCGGCGATTCACCATTCCAAGACTCAACTCATCAGGCGATTCTATTCGTATAGTTTCGCCCTTCAACCGGAAGAATCGTACCCGACGGGACAAGTCAACCTAAGTAACATCAAAGAACAGGTACTTTATTTAAAATTAACACCTTGTCCAAACGTTGCGAGACAGATTCGTGTCTACGCCCAGAGCCACAACATTCTTCGTGTCGGTGAGGGAATTGCCAAGACTCTTTTTACGCTCAAATACTAAAGATGAACATGCAAACCGGTTTCGGTGATGGCGGTAACGTGATGATGGAGCAGTACATCGAGACGATGACCAATCTACTCCTCCCCGTTCTAGAACGAGGGACGCTCCTCGCAGCCGAATATTCCAAAGCGTGTGGAAGAGATACACTTCTTCCAGAGGATATGGAATATGCGATGAAGTATTGTGTCATGTACACAGTCGGAAACACAGTCGGACCTTCATTCCCTGAAGTGTATGAGGATGCCGAAGATTCAGAAGATGAAGACATGGAAGTGGTCGATGGTGACGAGTGTCCTCCGTTTGAGCGATACAGTGGGACTGATCCCATGTTTCTTCAGGTCAATGAGGCGTACGATCGTTGGGATGCGTGGGAGCCCCAGAATCCGACAGAACAGATGTTAAAAAATGCTATTAATAGTAATGGGCACATGGGAACCTGAAGGTTGGAACTTTTCCGATTCGGGTGTGAAGTTACACGTGTATGATGAAGATGATGATTCGGAAAGTAGCTCAAGTGGAGATGGGGATGTATCAGGAGATGATCAACTCTTCACGAATAAAAAAACAAAATACAAAAAAATTTCAAAAGAGGAGTTGTTACCAGAATAAATAATTTTCCTTTCTTATAGTATACTACTCACAATGAAGGCGGCTATGCAAACTGTCACCCTTGTTACTCAGGAGCTCGAGACGCAGTCGCTTAACGCGATTGTCGCCGGTTTCTCCTTTGCGGCGGCCATGTCCTGGATGGATGTCGTTCGCTTCATCATCAACCAGGTGATCAAGGTCCCCAAGAACGGTGGTGCCCAGTACGCGCTCACTGCCGTGCTCACCACCCTCCTCTCCATCGCGGTCTACATGATGATCTCCGCTGTGTCTACTCGCGTCTCCAAGCCCGCGCAGCCCGTGTACGCTATTTCGCGCTAATCGGTCCGCTTCGCATCAGGAGCATGAGCACCATACCAACAAACACTATGATACCTATATAGATATACACATCCTGATTATAAAGAATCTCGTTCGTGGGATTCTTTATTTTTTCCGTGACTTTACTTTCCTGTGGTACCGCTTTCGTCAGACCCTCGAGCTTGTCCGTCGAACAGGTGATTTCAAATTTCAAAACATGATCTTGATTTCTGAAATCATACGGAATGAGTCTTCCGTGACTCATGTAAAAGAATTCAATCTTCAACTCTTTTATTATTTTTTGAGATCCTGAATGAAATCTGTGTATGATAGGATCATCACCACCGTGAATGTTTATCGTATCAGAACCATCGAGTAGGATGTGTCCGGTATAAAAGGGTGTCGACGTGTATACAGACTGTGTAAACTCTTCCGAACCGGATGTTATCTTCAACACGAGTGAATTTGGACCATCAAGATTGATCACCCCCGAACGAAGTTGATAATTCACAGATGAAAAGTTGTTTGAACTAAATCCTAAAACTTGGTGTGGTGTCGTCAGAGACGAGGATGTATCGGAGTACCCATTCGTCCCATCATAAAATTCAAATGTAAAAGCACTGTCACCTGCGGTGTTTGAAAAAATCAGACTGTTCGTATCGGAATCAAACGTCACCGTATCGACGTTACTCGAAGTCTCGAGTTTTAGGTCGAGATCGGATGCGAGTTCTGTACCGGTCGTGTAATTCGTTTCATCCAGTACGATATCGACACCATCGACACTGAACGTCTTATTCGTCGCACACGTGGTGAGTTGCGGTGTGGGGATTCGCGCGGATACGAGTTTTATTTCAGAAACGTCATAAATGGGGTTTTCGAGTGCCACGACATAACTATTCGCGTGTACATAGACATTCGTATCACGCTGACTACTATCTATAGAGAGGTTGTGTACCTTCATTAAAATAGTGGGACAATATTTTAATGAGTGTTTTCAACACCATGAATCGTACATTTAACGGTACAAAGATTGCGCGAGTGGGTTGTTCTTGAGTTGGTTCGCGGCGATATCGAGACGCCTCGAGTTGGGGTTTTCATTCCCCTTGTACGCGTTAAACTGATGGAACGTCTTGCTCTGGTAATTCTGTGTCCACCCACCGTTCGCGGCGTTGACACGACCATCAATACGAGACGTATCCGAGCGAACCGATGTGAGTGCACCACCCTGCTTGAGCGCAGACTCACGAACGTTCATGCGACCCGCGTTACCCATACGGTTAGGCTTACCACGACGATCCTCTGGACGGAAACCATATTTCATGAGCTCCTCGTTCGTCTTGGCGGCGACACGAGTGGCAGCGCTCGTCGCGTACGCACCATGGAAACTGTGAATACCGGGAGCGGGCTGGTTGTTGTACTTGTACTGCTCATCGTTACGATCCGCCTTGAACCGAGTAGGATCCTGAGCGAGCGTCTGTGCAGACACGAGTCGCTTCGCACCATTGTACCCAAGACCGTCAGTGCGTAGACCAGTTTCGGAACGGTTCGTGGTGCGCTTGGTGCGCTCATGTTCGTTACGAGGGACGACACCGGTCATTCCCTGAGCCCGACCAGCCATAGTAGGTAAACGAGTGGGAAGGTAGGCTGTAGTTTCGGGTTTGTTGTGTGTGAGCTGACCAACCTTCGCGGAACGGCCACCCGTGACATCTACGGCGGGACCGGAACGGCCTGGTAAAGTCGTGAGACGGTACTCACCCACGTTGATAGGATTGACTCGGAACATCTGTTGGTATCCACCGACGGCGGGAACGTTTGGATCCACACCGAGACCAGGACCCACGAGCTGTTTTTCGACTGGGGACAGGTTGTTCATGCGACCCTGATCGTACATACGATTGCGCATGTCGAGAATCTCTTGACCACCACTTCGTTGTTGACGACTTATGACGGCGAAACTCTCCATCTCTCGCTTCGCGGGTACTTCGACACGAGAAACGAAATCAGTTTGTTTGAAACTGGGTGCAGCGGCACCCATACCATCGTTCGTCATCGCGACTTTCGCTTCTGGGCTATACTTTTCGGTTTTATTCTGGGACAGAGTCCTTCCGGCATAAACAAGACCAGCTACGGCTAATAAGGAAATAGGATCAGCCATTCTTATTTCTTACTGACATTTTTATTAACGTACCTTTTCTGGAAAAGACCATTTTGGAGGTCGGCGCGGGTGCTGGCGGGTTCATATTTCATGGTACGAAGAGGAACTTTACATTCCATGTTCGTGAGAGGGAAAAGATTGCGCTCGTACGTCTGAACGATCGTCTTGTTGAAACGGGTCGTGGATTGGGGTCTAAGTTGATCGCTCGTCTCGATGTACTGTGCGGGAGCACCCTTACCAGCCATGTACGGGGCCGTGCCATACAACATCGTGTT